AAGCGTATGAATGTCATCGGGATCCATTATCGTTCCGATAACTTCATCGTCATTGATAATTCTTACTTCCCCACCTTCAATAGAGAAACGAGATCCGGCATATCTTCCAATTAAAATCCAGTCTCCATTTTTGCACCAAGGAGAATCTCCATGCTTATCCGTGTCTCCGTAAGCTAAAGGGCCAACCTTGAGAACATAAGCTGTGACTGTAGCCAACGCAAAATCGTCTCTCGTTTTGTCGGGGATGTAGATTCCACCTTTGGATTGGCTTCTTCCCTTGTACGGCATAACCAGAATACGCCATCCAGTAGGGTTAGGCATACGCTCAAGTAAAGATTTACTAATCAACGTGGGATCGAGATGTCTTTCGCCCGGACTTACAAAAGCTTTTTCAAATGTGTCTACAGGTAATTCAGGACCAAAACGTCCATCATCGGAAACCCTGCCTTCTCCCGGAACAAATTTTACATCAGTCATCTAATTCCCCTGCGTTTTTAACGATGCGGGCGATTTCTTCATCTGCGTAATTCAAGCCCCTATAGATCCCCATAAGGTACTTGTATTCGGTAAAATCCTTGCATTCATCATTGTTTACACGTTCAGCTACAAGCATTCTTTGTTCGCGCAAAAACTTGAGCATGTGCTCAACTACACGAACGCCATCCATACTATCTGCCAGACTTTATGATAGTTTTTGCGTTTCCGAATCCACGAACAGGCTTGAACCTGTTCTCGGATACAAGGCCACTTGCCTTTCCATCCGGATCTCTTTTCAAATGTTCCACCTTCATCGTGGTGTAAGGAATATCTTTCTTTTCTTTTTCTGTTACTTTGCTGTATTTGACTGCCATCATGAAGTCCTCTCACTACGGGCTATACCATTTTGTAAGGTTTTAATAGTAAACATTAATTCTTATTTCCATTCCTTGCACGTTTCATGCGCTTTCGTTGATTGGCAGGAAAACTTTCAGTAGGGTATTTCTCTTCCAACATTCTGTTAATCTTTTCAACCTCTGTGTCTTCAGCATACATCTTCTCGTAAGCCTTGTGCCTACTTGTATCCCCAACCCAACGCGAATCCCAAGCCTTTTTTTCTCTACTTTTCTTAATACGTTGCGCCCTGTCTGCCTCTTCATTCTTGTATCCAAGAATCTCTGGAGATGTTTGTTCGGATCTCCGTACCAGACCCCACCCCCGGCGGGGGTATTCATCTAATTTACTGATCTTTGCCTTCTTCCTAACGCTACCTTTCGGTTTGCCTCCACTCTTTACGTATCCTTTATTATGATACTTGTTAACCACCTTAACCTCCTTGCTGTCTCAAAATAGTAGATTCAATAGAAGTTCTGTTTCGTTCATCAGCAATCCCCTCCTGAGATTCTATCTTCTCTCTAGCCACATTCTCTCTGGATTGGGTTGCCCTATCAGAAGATTCAATCTTCTTGTATCCAAGAATCTCTGCAGAACTGGCGCGATCCCTGTCTGCATTTATCTTGCTTTCTGTGTTCTTTGCGTCCATCTGCATCTTTTGAGCTTGAAGAGCAATTTCCTGTTTCCTGATTTCTACAAGCTGTTGATTAGGATCAGGCTGCTGACCCGTGGCTTCTTTACGCATCTGAGCATATCCATCAATTAAAGATTTTGTAAGTTCAGAAACCTTGTTTCGCATTGCGAGATCAAACTCTTTTGCTGCAGCATCCTGAAGTTCAGGGGCCATTTGCTGTATTGACTTTAACTTTTGTTCAAACTCGGATTCAGCAATCTCTTGAGATTTAAGAGAAAAGTGTTCAAGGATGTGAGACTCTATCGCCATCTGAATAATAGGATTCGCCGTTGCGGATGGAAGTGACATCGTAGCGATATGTGCATCCACATGAGCGTCATGATCCTGATCCCTGAATGCGCTCATGGGTTCGCCCGTCAAAACTTCAGCTGTTTCAATAGCAGGATCTTTGGGTTTCTCTTCTTCTATCGGAGGTAGTATAGAAGCAATGTCCTGTACCCCAATGGCGGCGTACATCCTCCTGTAGGCTTCGTATCTGCCTTTAGGTCCATGCATCTCGGGGTCAGATGAAACCATCTGAAGTTGGGTCTGAGCCATAGCAATTCTTTGCGTGGTAGAGAAGATGTTGGGATCGCTGATTGGTAGAATGTCTACTCTTCCACTGAAATCATCTACAAGAATGTTGCTGTCCAAACCTTCTATCTCGTATGGATACTGTGAATAATTTTCGGAAATAATTCTTGCGAGAATACGAAGTTCTTTTTTCTGGCTTCTGTGAAGTCTTTTGTGAACACCAGACATGACTCGCATACCATGTTCAATAAGAGCCATGGTTGTTCCAACGGGAGCTTGCTGATTGGAATCAGCTACCTTTTCCAAGTTAACGGAATGGAATCTTTGGCCAGCTTCTACGAGATATCCCATCAGCTGGAACAATGTGGCGGAAGGTTCCTTGTACGGAAGGGGAATGACACCTTCCCTCAAGTTTCCGCCCGGAACGTCTATATCACGCCATTCGCCCGGACGTATGGGTTCATCTTCGTCTGTCGTGCGAAGACCTTTTGCTTTGAATCCTCCGGGAAGATTTGAAAATGTGCCAGCATCAATCAGCTGACGAAGAATTCCAGTTGCCGCTCTCGAAAGGTTGCCAATCATGTGGGTTAATCCGAATCCGTAGAATCCAAGACCCGGCAAAAATTTGTAAGAAACAAAATAATGTATCTTTTTTCTGAGGGGATCGTCTTCCCTGTAGTTCCTGTAAATGGAAAGAATCTTTCCGGAATCAACTTCTATCGTGACAATGTAGCTTAAATGTATTCCTGTTTTCTCTCCATCCTGATCCGTGTCTTCAAAACCTTCTATATCAAGAAAGGTATGAACTTCGTACAGCGTGTATTCATCACGTTCCATGGAAGGAGAAGTTCCCTGAACCTTGTCTCTTGCTTCGTCCGTTGCTGTTCTGTTTTCAGGAGACGGATCAGACAAATCAGCATCACTATAAAAGCCAGCATGAATGTTCGCATTCATGTTCGAGACAGACATCGTTGTACGATGCGTTACACGTGTAGATGTTTCTATCGATTTGGACGTATAAGGAACAATGATATCTTCTGCACGAACAAATTTTGATGCAGGTCTTTGAAAGAAGTTGTCCCAATAAATCTTTTTGAATGCAGAACCGTCAAGAGGAAGGTTAAACAAACAATCGTCCTGCTCTTCTTCAAAGTCTTCTATGTCTTCCGTTATCTCATAGTTTATAAAGTTCTTGACACGTTCAGCTTGTTGCATGGTCTCGGAAGTTTGTTTACCCACTACCTGAGTTCTGGCAGGACCGCCAGAAGGAAAAACTTCCGAATAAGCATGAGCCTGAAATTGTACAATGGACTCAGCCAGTAATGGATGAACTACGCCAGAAGAGCCTCTGAAAGGTTCTGTTCTCTCTTCGTAGTTCGTACCAAGGAATTCTAGGCCACGTTTCAGTCCATCTGCCCACTCTTTTCTGGAAGATAAATCGTAATCGATACTCTGTATCAGGTTGGAAGCTAAGGATTTTAAGTCAGTATCAGACATGTGTTCCGCGAGATTGTCGTTGAATTCAGGGCCAACAGTCTCTCCAGACACATTTTCCATTGCTTCAATATCAATGTCCGTACCACCCTCTTCCACTTCAATAATGAGATCCTCGCCATCCGGAAGTTCCTCGTACTCAGGTATGGGATTATGCAGTTCATCGTAGGCTTGACCTACCGTATAGACTGGTTCAATCGCCATCAGTAATACTCCCTTACTCTTCGTCCGGAAGAACGGAATTCTTCTTCATCATCAGGATGACGAATAAATCCGCCCTGCCGGAATCGAAGCACAGCCTGTGTCATGCTGTCAACATAGTCATCATATTCACCATAAGGAAATTCTGCACACTCTTCAATCACTTCATCCGCAAACTTTCTTTCAGGAGCGTAAATCATGCCTGCTTCAAAAAGAGGAGATACAGCATTTACTCTGGCAACTTTGTCTCTGCCTCTCGATGGATTGAAGTTGAATACAGGAATGCCAGAAGCTCTCATCTCTTGAGTTAATGGAGCACCAGAAGCTTTGTTTTCTACAATTACCATGTCGGGTTTCCAGTAATTGTACTCATCTAAAGCTACACGTTTGAGATCAGGGAATTCCCATCTGTCTTTCTTTGCGTCCATCAGAATGAGAGACACAACCTCACTTTCATCGTCAGGTCTGAATACACCCCACGTAGTGATAGCGGAGTAATCCGCCTTTTCTGTAGCAAGATACGCTGTATCGTAAGATTGAAGAGTGTATTCAATGTTGGGGATGTCAGGGAATTCCCACCTTTTCCACCATTCACGTTTTATGAGAGCACCCTCTTCCGCAGTGGGGTCTTGCATGAACTGGGCAGACCATTTCGATACAGACATGGAAGCTTTTCGGGATAAGACTTCCTCTTTATCAAACCATCCGGGCCATAAAAGTCTGCCGGAAGGTAAAAACTGCGGAAGTTTAATGATTTCCCACGTATCAGCGTGTTCTTCCCGCATTCTGTCTATTACTCTGGAAGTTAAATCACGTTTACTCCATCTAGTCATAACAATAACGATGGCACCGCCCGGTTGAAGACGCTGAATTGGACCCGACTGATACCAATCATAATGAGAATCCAGAATTCCAGCGGATTCAGCATGTTTTTCAGAGTGCGGATCGTCAATTACAAATAAGTCTGCACCAAATCCAGCTATGGAAGACCCCACACCACAAGCGAAATAAGCTCCACCAGCAGATGTGTGCCACAATCCGGAAGCTGTGGAGTCGGCAGACATCATCGTTCCAGAAAATAGTTCCTGATATTCAGACGTTTTAATCAAATCACGAACTTTTCTTCCAAAGTTGATGGCTAATTTGCTCGTGTGTGTCGCTTCCATGATGTAGCCTTTGGGGTTGTGACCCATGAAATAGCTTGGAAGATAAACAGAAGCAAACTCAGATTTGGTGTGGCGAGGAGGCATATTGATAATCAGACGTTTCAAATCTCCAGAAACGATTCTGTCAAATTTTTCTGCCATGATCTTGTGATGACCGTTTTCAATGAATTCAGGCCACATATATTTTACGTAATCCAGAAAGTTTTCTCTTGAAGATTCCTGTACGTCACGGCATTCAGCTACATCAGAAAGTTCTTGCCATTCAACAAGCTGATCTTGCGAGAATTTTTCAGGGTTCTTGGGTCTGAAATACATTATTCGTCATCACCTTCAAGGTATTCTAATCGTGTACGTTCAGCTTCTTCAGCCGCAACAACAGATCGGTGAACAACCCTAACCACTTGCATACCCATCCCCTCATCATCCTGTGGATCGGGTATATATTCAGTTCTTACAACAAAACCTTCCGGAAGTTCTGGTTTCGGTCCACTTGGTGGACCAAGTCCTTGCTTTCTTCTGCGGTTCACGTCATTCAAATAAGACTCAAGTTTTTTGGCATCACCAGAATAAGTTCTTTCAAGCATTTGCTGTATCTCTATCTTGTCTTTGGCATAACCTTCAGGTCCACGCACAACGGTTTGTTTTTTAGCTAACGCTTCCCTTAACTCTGCGCGAGTATCTTCTACGGTAGCTGGACGTAACGCTCTTTGATACGCATCAGAATTTTTAAATCTATCAAAAGCCGCTTGAGACTGAGATTTGAATTCACTTAATCTAATCTGTCCACGCATCAATTGATCGAATGCAGCTTTCACACCCGGAATGGCCATCGATACCGCTAATCTGCCTGTCGCTCTGGCCGCAGCACCTTTTAACGACTGATCTGCAACAGTATCAATGTTTGCACCGCCAATAAGTTGAGGATATTCCAGCAGCAAATCACGACCAGCCTGACCTCTGGCCGTCCCAAGATGAGAGCTAGGAGTTCCAACGGGATCAGCAAGACCTACAGCTTTCTCAAGAGTAGCAAAATCTAAAGCAGCTTCACCTCCACGCATGTCTGCTTGCCATGTGTGTGGCAACATATCGCCTATGGCGTGAATAGTTCCCGTGAATTGTGCTATTTCAGCGTTTTGCTTTGCACTAGTTCTTGATTTAGCAGCTTGATTCATTTGTAATACAGTTAAACCAATTCCGGGTAGTGCGGCATATATACTTGCATACAGAGCGGGAGTCATGCCCAGAGCTGTAGTTTGAGCCGACAACATCGCCTGTTTAATTCCAAAAGATGCAAGGTTCGTTACAGCAGCACTCGCTCCACCCGCAGTAATTTTGCCTTCCCGCAACAAATCAGGAGCAATGGCAGCGATAGCACCAGCAGGCAACTTATCTCCTACAGCCCTAGAAAGATTCATATATTCTATAGCTTTTTTAGCACCATACTTTCCGCCAACCTGCAAGGCAATTTGTTCGTCAGGAACGCCAGCTTCCCTGAGAGCCAATACCTCTAAAGCAGCAGTTCCAGCCTCAATTGGTGAAGGTGTAATTACATCAAGAGCATCGGGAGCAGCAGGAACAGCAGCAGCAGCAGCTTGTCTCGTAGCAATAGTGTAAGGATCTGTTTCAGCAGCAGGAAAATCACTATAAAAATCAACACTTTCCGGAACATCAGAAAGATCGGGTTTAATGCCAAGATATTCAATAAGGTTGTCGCCCGCCTCAGTGCCTTTTAATACATCATAAGTTCCTGCTTTCAAACCTTCCTTCAATTCCTCGTAATACGGGGAAAGGGTTTCCCCAATTTGCGAGGAAAGGGTTTTCCCAATTTCCATCCCCAAATCACCAATAGGAGCAATTTGTTGAGGACGAATGTCAGCACCGCGAACGATGGTGGGAACACCAGCTACACCACGAGTGGATTCTTCTTCCACTTCCGCACGAAGTGCGGGAGCAAAAGCGGGAAAACGTGTTCCTCTCACATCTTCTTCTTTAAAGAATTGACCCTTAAAACCGGGAACGCCAATCTTTCCCTGAACAGGAAAAGGAGTAGCAGCAGGCAACGGAGCTTTAGAAGTTTTAGGAATACCTAAATCTCCAAGAGTGCCAAGAGGATCTTCTTCAAGCGTTCCAAGAGTTCCTAAACCCTCCACCACACCCCCCAACCGATATCCTTGTAATCTGCCAAACATGAGATCGGTTTCAGGGTTTATGCTTTTCATTAACGAAATAAATTTTCCTCTCGCAGCATCGTCAGCAGGAGGAGGAGGGGGAGGAGCCTGTGGCTGCATCGAAGGATTCAT